GACTGCACTCTGAATTCTTTACTGAGATTATTACGCGTGCGTTTCATATTATGCGTAGAAAAGATATGCTACCTCCTCTCGATCCGCAGTTTGAAAAAATGGCTGGAGACTTTGAGATATCATTAGTATCACCTATGGCAACTGCTCAGAATGCTGTTCGTAGTCAAGGTACTGATTCATTTATGGGTTTCATTGGTCAGGCAGCTCAGTTTGATCCTACTATAGTAGACAACATCAATCCAGACCTCGCAGCCCGACAGAGGGCCGAGATCGAGGGTGTTGATCTAGGTATATTAAGAACAGAAGATGAGGTTGCTGATATACGACAGCAGCGAGCTGAACAACAGAGAGCTCAACAAGAGGCCGAACAGCGGGCAGCTCAGACTCAAGGTGCTTCTGGTGTACAGAATACTGATGCACAGACTAAGAAGACTCAGGCTGAAACTGGTCAAATTCTGGCTGAGACTCAGCAGACTGCTCAAGAATCAGGGCTATTACAATGACAGAAGAAGAAGAATATAAAATTCTAATCAGTAATGTTAAAACTGTACTTGATACTATGGCTGGTAAGGCTGTGATCTGGGAAATACTAGGTATGTGCGGTCTTTATACTGACTTTTCAGACTCAGATAGTAAATCTATAGGACGAAGGTCTATAGGTTTAGATATACTACAACTTTTAGAGAGTGCGGATAGTCGCATTTATCCTAAACTACTATTAGATAAACAGGATTGAAGGACATGGCAGAAGCAGAACAGAAAGAAAAAATTATTGAAGAACCTACTAAAGAGGTAAAGACTGATGACAAAACACAAGATGTCAAAGACGAAACACAAGAAGAAAAACCCGATGAAAAAGGGAAAGAAAAAGAGGACATAGTAAAGAAAACTGAAACTAAACTTGAAGAGGAGCTTGACAAAGGTGATGATACAAAAGGCGAAGATGGTGACAAACCTCTTGATCGCGTTGTACCCGAAGCCGATGGATATGAGCTCCCTGAAGGGGTACCGAGTGAAATCGGTAAATTTGCAAATGAGACTGATCTAACCCAAGATCAACTTACTAGTGTGCTTACTCACTTTGGTTCTATTACGGGTGCGGCCAATAAGGCAGCATTCGATACTATGAAGATCGAAGGTGATGCACACATAGAGAAGTGGGGAAGTCAAAAAGACTATAACCTCTCGCTTGTAAGAAGGGCTTTAAAGCAGAACGATCCAGATGGCACTTTGACTGAACTACTTAATTCGACTGGTTATGGTAACTCACCACCAGTTGTAGATTTCTTTTTAAGTATAGGTAAGTCAATGCAAGAAGGTGGATTCCTGCGAGGTTCAATTAATAAACCTAAACAAAAGGGTTCAACAGCAGCTTCTGCTATGTTTGGGGATAAACACCCTGTAAAGGGATAACTTTTAAAGGAGTATTAAAATGGCAGCTTATGTACCTTATCAAGGCGGGGAACTCCCTAACCTTGTAAATATCACAAAGCGCCTCGACCCTGATGGATCAATAGCGAAGATCGCCGAATTGTTAGAACAGACAAATCCGATCATTGCTGATGTCCCATTAATCGAAGGCAATCTACCAACCGGTCATCGAACCACCATTCGTTCAGATACACCGCTACCCACGTGGAGAAAATTGAACTATGGTGTATATCCGACCAAAAGTACGACATCTCAAGTAGATGATACAATCGGCATGTTAGAGGCCTTTACAGAAATTGATAAAGACCTGGCTATGTTGAATGGTAACTCTGCTGAGTTTCGCATGTCAGAAGACACACCTCATATTGAGGGAATGTCTAATGTCATGGCTGAGACTATTTTCTATGGTGATACGGCAGTTAACCCTGAGCGTTTCTTAGGGCTATCTCCTCGTTATGATGATCTGGCTTTAGCAAATAAACCTGACGCAGTTGTACCATCCGCATATCTACCTAATATAATTGATGCAGCCGGAACAGGTGGTTCTTTGGCTTCAGTATGGTATATCGTCTGGGGTGAATCAACTGTCCATGGTATTTATCCTAAGGGCTCTCAGGCAGGTTTATTGACTGAAGACCTCGGTGAGATGACACTAAAGGATAATGAAGGTGGAAGATTCAGAGGTTTCCAGAGTCATTATCAATGGAAGATGGGAATGTCTGTTAGGGACTGGAGATTCATATCACGAATAGCCAATATCGACTTGACTACTCTTGATGATGGAGCAGCTCAGATTCTTTTGTATAAGAATATGATTAAGGCCATGCACGCAGTTCCATCTTCAGGCTCTAATCGTGGCACCTTCTACTGTGGCGCTGCTATTTCGGCTATGCTTGATTTTGCGGCAGTCGAAAAGGCTAATGCCTCATTAGGAATGACTGAGGTGTTTGGTCAGGAAGTTCTTTCATTCAGACGACGTCCTATTAAAGAGTGTGATGCTCTGTTAGAGACCGAGACACAAGTAACTTAAAGGAGTAATTCATGATACTTGATAATGATACATTATTTGCCGAAGATGCGGCATTTGGAGATACTCCGGTCATTCTTGATCTGGGTAACTCAACATCAGGGCCTGGTGAGAAACTTAAATGTTTCTTTCAGGGAAGCTCTGACTTAGCTGGTGTAACTGGAATTGACGTTCTTAGTGACGACAATGCTACACCAGTGGCGACTGTTCTATCTGTTGTTGGTGATCCTGCTGATAAGATTACGGAATTTGAACTACCTAATACTATTGGTAGATACGTAACTATAGCTCTAGCAGGAGCACCGTCAGTTGGGACATTTACTTCTGGTATTGTTCTACCTGGAGTTCAGACTAACTTGTAATTGAAGAGGGAGCCTTCGGGCTCCCAACTCTTTAAGGGAAGAAAAATGAAATATTTATGTATTAAAACTAGTCAGGCCAGAATTAGAGGCAAAATAACTACTATCAATAAAGGACAAGTAGTGGAGATGACTGTTAAAGAAGTTCCTGCAAATAACTGTTTTAAATCTGTTGAGAATGCAGAAGTAGATTTTGATACTATGTCAAAAGATCAACTTATGGCAATGAACTGGAAGTTTTCAGAGATAGCAAAGTTTATTAAAGATAAGTATGATATCAAATTTACAAAAAATGATGATTCAACTAAAGGTTCTATTATTGACAAACTATTTGATTTGAAATTTAGAGATGTAGACTGAGATGGCTTATGCAAAAATAGAAATATGTAATATAGCTCTAGCACATCTAGGCGCAGCGCCTATTCGTGATTTCGATGAAAATAATAAAAGAGCTAGAATGTCCGATGTGTTTTTTAATATCACACGGGATTATATACTTTCTAAATTTGATTGGCCTTTTGCTCGTGCACTTGAACCATTACAAAAACTTGTACTAGATGATGATAATATACCATCTGGAATGTTTGCTTTTCAACTACCTATTAACTGTAAGACACCTAGATCAATTGCACCTGTTGGCAGCAGAACTAAATGGGAAGTGATTGGTAATACATTATTTACAGATAAAGAGTCAGTATCTTTATACTATACGCGCAATGATGTGCAGGCAGCTAAATATTCAGATACATTTGTCAGTCTTGTGGCATTACGTTTAGCACTGCTTATGTCACCATCTATTACACAAGACAAAGCATTGACGAGTGCTCTTAAAGGTCAATATGATGCAGAACAATTCGAGTCGTGGGAGTCTGACGCTAATATAGGTAATACTTATAGTGAATATGATAATGATGCAAATAACGATACGTTTGTTTCACCTGATATAAATATAACAGATACATTACCTAGAGTTATAACCTAGTGGCCAAGGTATTTAGACTAAAGCAGAATTTCTCATCAGGTGAGTTGAGTCCATTAATGGACGCACGTACCGACTTTAAACGGTATATTAGTGGTTGTAATATACTAAGAAATATGAAAGGTACTACACAGGGCCCTGCTGAGAGACGCTCTGGTACTAAATATATTTATGATTTAAATACTTTAGGTCTAGATACTGCTAATCCTAAAGTTCGTAATATACCATTTGTATTCAATGAATTACAGGCATATATTATGGTATTCTTTATGCATACTGATGGAAGTCCTAGATTAGTATTTGCCACTAATGATGGTTTGGTTACTTACTCAGACCCACCTCCTGTACTATGTCCACCAGTGCCTATTCAAACTTGGCCAGTTACTCAGGTTGATGATGACTATAACTTGAACTATACAATTTCAGTAGATACAGATATACAAGTTGTATATACTGATATTAATGATGTGGATGAAATTTTAGTTCTTAATACTGACTACTCAGTAGTTATAAATGATCCACTACCTAATGTAATAACACTGATTTCTCGTCCTGAGACTGATGGTACATTAAAAGCATTTTTATATGGTAAAGGCGTTGCTGGAGATATAGTTACCCTAATTTTACCTCCTGCCTGGGATATAGAGCTATTTGACTGGGCTCAATCTGCAGATGAGATGTATATTTCACAGCCTAAACTTCAACCTCATGTTATAAAGAGATTTGGTTCTGAATGTTGGGAGTTAGTTGTTAAGACATTTACAGATCAACCTATAGACTGGTCAGATGCAGCTGGTTGGCCAGAAAGAGTTACTTTTCATCAACAGCGTCTTGTATTTGCAGCTAATACATTAAGACGTCAGACAGTATGGATGAGTAAAGCAGGTGACTTTAATGATTTTGGTCAAGAGTCATCAATAGTCGATTCTGATGCAGTTACATTTACTCTTGATTCAGGAACACAGAATAAGATACAGTGGATGATTTCTGGTAAGACACTTAATATCGGTACCTTGGCTAATGAATGGATTGTATCAGGCGCTACACGTAATGCTATTACACCATCTAATGTTTTAGCACAAAGACAGACTAATCATGGTTCTGAACCCACTACACCTATAATGGTTGGTATAACTATACTATTCATAGAGCGCCATGGAAGAGTTGTTAATGAATTTGTATATAACTTGAATGTCGATTCTTATGAAACTTCAGATATGGCAATTTTATCTAATCATATTACTGAGATATTTTCATTAACTGACTGGGCATATCAGCAGACACCAGATAGTGTGGTATGGTGTATTCGTGAAGATGGCACATTGGTAGGTATAACATATCAAAGACAGCATCAGGTTATCGGTTGGCATAGGCATGATACAAAAGGTGAGTTTAAAACTATATCTGTTATTCCAGGTTCTAATAGAGAAGATGAGGTTTGGTTTATAATAAAAAGAGTCATATTAGGTCAGGATAAATATTATATTGAACGTATGGAAGAGTCATTTAAGTCTGAAGATACTACAACTGGTAGATTCTTAGATAGTGGTATATCTTATACTGGTGTTCCTGTATCTACTGTATCTGGCTTAGATCACTTAGAGGGAGAGACTGTTGATCTTATGGTCGATGGCGCTGCTCATCAAGAGCGTGTTGTTATAAATGGTACAGTAACTTTGAATGGATTTTATTCAGATATTCTTGTAGGCTTAGCGTTCAAATCAGAG